TCTCAATGGCTTGCTGCGTTGCAGGGGAGATGATACGACTACGCTCCGAGTCACGAGTCTTGTCCTCAGCAGCCCATTGACCACGGAAGATACGCTCGTACTGCAACCAATTATCCAGATAGTTTTGATCTCTATAATCTCGCCATTTATCTGTATGACTAACTACCCAATTAGTCAGTTCTTTATCTGACTCCGTTGGTTCATCAATTTTATTTTGTTCTAAGTTTTCACTCATGTTTGTTGTGCTTTCTAAGATTTTCAGATGCAGTAATTACTGTTAAGTTCCACGGTACATGTAATCCAGATACATTTTTACCTTGCATTGGTACAATATGATCCACATGCCAAATAATATCTGTTTCTTTATTACGCATTGCCGCTACTTGGTAATAGCATCTGATACGCAAAAAGTCTTCCTCGGTTAACCACAAGGGAGTTCTATGTTTTTGACTTGCTGCTCTTTTTTGTTGTAAGGCGCATCGAAGTGCTTTGTTATTTTTAGCATACTGTGTTGAGTACGCAATGACATGCTCTTTGTTGTCTTCAGCCCATTTTTTCTGCATTGTTTACATTGATAATTAAAACCATCTTTATTACAAGAATTTTTATGAAATTTTATAAACGGTTTAACTTCTGCACATTTACTACACTGTTTCATTTGATCTCCTTTCGAGAGAAAGCAGGTGTTTTGACACACGCACCTGTAACGTGTCGAAAGCCCATCAAAGGGTGTCAATATCCTACCGTTATGTCATACACATCAAAATCATCTTCTTCGTAGTCAGGAACAAATGAATTTAAGCAAAGCTGCTCAATATACGCTAAAGCATCTACCAAGTCATCATGTACGCCCTTGGTAGGGAACATAAGGAGTTGGTCTTCAAAGTCAGCCCAATCACCATCCTCATTCAAGATTACCTTACCATGCTCCATCCGTCCTTGTAAGGCCCAGATGACACGATCAGTCTTCTTCTTGTTACCGTGAGTAAGTGTCTGGATGTGAGCGTAGGTGTTATACTTCCTCATCATGTCCTGTAGGATCGTCAAGGCAGCATTCTTAGCTGTACCTCTCTCAATACCTATGGACAGCGGCTGGAACTCTTTGATGTTCTTTAAGATACGCATACAGGTATCTTTAATGTCCCATCGTCCATGCTCAATCTTATTAACCCACCAAGTACCCTCATCATCTACCTTCACCACGGCAATGGCAGATTCATCTAGTCTCTTCTTGTTCTGGGAACCATCGGCAATGTCTTCAAAGCCTGCCAAGTCAATGGCGATGATGTATGAACCATCCTTAGGCTCTGGACCTTTCTTGATCCATGCTTCCTTGAAGATGTCAGAGCCGGATGTGTCAAAGCTGGATAAGTATTCCTGCTTGAAAGCAAAAGTACTTAGTGTTCTTTTAGCTGCTTCGATTTCCTTTGGATCAATGGTTTCATTGTCCGCTGTAGTAAAGTGCCATGATTTCCATTCTTCGTCTGTATTGTCTTTGCCTAGTTTAAAAGTTTCATAAAACCAGTTACGTCCCGAAGGAGTACTAATAAACAAAGCTCTTCCTTTTTGGTCAGACAAAGCAGCACGAAGAATCTTTTGCCAAGTATCTTCTTTAATAAAAGCACATTCATCGAGCACAACGAAGGTTAACGATACCCCCCGTAATGAGTCTGGGTTATCTGCGCCTCTAAGTAAAATCTTTCGTCCGTTAACTAAAGTAATTTCAAGGTTGTTCAAATGTGAAGACTTAATTACAGGCCTTCCAAGGTCTTGTAACAAATCCCACATAATTGTCCGAGCCATCCCAAGAGTAGGAGCTACATACATTACAGCAGAACCTGAAGGACAATTAAGCCCTTCAATTAATAGTTTGATTGCTGATAGTCTGGACTTACCACAACGCCTCCCTGCTGCTACAACTTTGAAGCGAGTAGGGTCATTAAATACTTTTTGTTGCCAGTTTAGGAGTTTAAACGATAAGTCAACTACTGACATATTCAAACTCCTTTTTCTTTGTTTGTTTTAGTTTTCCTTTGCAGCACTTTACAATATGAGATGGATCACAGCTTGTGTCTAGAGCGGCCGCTGTTAAAGAAGGGTAAATAACATTTGTTGTTATACAATGTATTTGTTTCCACGTGGAAGGAACTTGTATACCTGTTCTAGCTTTGCTTAGGTTTTCACGGTGTTCCTTTGTTTTTGGAACTCCTTTATGAAGTTTGCTTAAAGCGTCTACTCGTTCTTTACTGAGTTTTTTACCTTTACAATAAGTGTTACCTTTTTGTAATTCCGACATTTTCTTTTTATGTTCTTCGGTATGATGCCAGCCTGACAAGCCTTCTCCACCATTTGTAAGGTTACATAAACGAATGTTCATCTCTTTAAAGAGAGGAATTAAAAACATTTCATGATCTAAAGCTTCTTTTTCTGTAGACCATTCAGCAAGAACTTCATACGTAAAACCATCATGTTTTTTAACAATGTTATTCCAGTACTTATTTCTACCCTTAGAAGAAGCTGCTCTTGTAGCCTGTGGTCGGTCTTTTCTGTAGTGGCCTTTGCCAATGTAGAACAGCTCTTTGGTGTCTGCTGTAAAATGTGCATATGTATAGTAGCTCATCAATAATCCTTTAGCTCGACATCAATAATGTCATCTGCTGTCTCAACCGTAGGAGCACCTACTGAAGATATATTGATAGAGATGGTAGGCATTCCACCACCACCCTGCTTTGCAGTCTCAAAGGCTGAGATAGGAACAATCCTATCGACAATCAACTTCCATGCTGCTGCTTGGTTTTTATGTTCATCGTTTAAAGCTGCATCGTAAATGGCTTCAAGGACTTTAGCTGACTTAGGTGAATTAAGCATACGTAGCTTATATTCATTGATAATTGCAGCCTCACCTTTAGGACGACCTACTGATCTACTTTCTTTAATTTCAGTAATCTCAGACTTCTTTGGTCTTCCAGCTTTGGTACGTTTATTTGATTCAATATTATCCATTTGTCTTTATCCTTTCTTTTAGGGAGACAAATCCTTATACACTTAACGTACTTTAAAGTTTCGTTTAAGTTAAGAACTTACTAAGAGATATATTATAAGATACTTGTAATAAGTTACTTATAGTATGTTACTTATACATTCGTTGTATCCAACTGTGCAGATTCCGAAGCCTAAGAAGTGGGTCAATCGTCTTAGGTACTTTATTGTCTATACAGATATTATATCACACTTTTCTCATTTGTCAAGCTTTTTGTAAGTTTTGTTACAATTTATTTCGTTTGTTACACAAACTGTACAACTATTACACTTATGCTTGTACATTTGTAAGTTACATGCAAGATAACTGCCTAGTCTTTAAGCACTGACGCTCCGCTGATCTGTCCCCAATTAAGCCTGAACACTAGGGAATGTCTAAGTATATTACTTTTCTTTACAGATCAACTACTTAGCGCTTTAAGTAACTATTCTAATATGTCCCTAATTAATTCCTTTTTGTGAATGTTGCAGGCTCCTGCAAAGATAAACTCAACAGCCCTACCCCTCCCCCCCTACTAAGTAGTCACTAAAGATACTGATCAGTCACTAACTGTACGCTACTGTCGCTATTTGTACTCATCAGTCGTTAACTATACTGTCCAGTCACTCGCATACTCGTTGGTCACTGCGTTACTAATGAGTCATAAGGTTACTGATGGGTCACTAATGATACTGAGTAGTCACGTTGGAGACTCGCTGGTGTGGGGGATGATGTAGGACCCTATGAAGTATACTTCACAGTCTGCACTATACTGCATACTCATAGTTATCCACAGGTTGTTCAAGTACTGCCAGCGAAGCGTAAAGTTATCCACAACACTGCAAAGTCCATGCCATAGTTATCCACAGGTTGTTAGTCTTATATAAGAGTTAAATTGTGGACAAGTATCACTACTGGTGTGGATAACTTCTGTCAATGGGTTAGGCTAGGGTCTGTGTCTCAGGGGCTTGTAGGGCGTTTAAAGCGATCTGACAGATAGTTGTAACAAAGTGTAACAAACAGGCTGAAAGTGGTTGACAATGGGTTTTGCTGTGTTAGACTAGAGTCTGCTTCGGCAAACAAGGTAAACAACCAAGGAAACATCATGCAAGATACAGTCAACATGGTCGCAGTCTTCAACTCGATGGACAAACGCAAAGCACAAGCAGAGGCTGTGATCGCTCAGTACACTGAGGAACAGGTCGCAGAGGCTTCACGTATCGCCTTGCTGTACAGTCACTCTCCCGTCACCTCACTGCACCATAAAGAGGGTATCGTCAGTATCCTGACTCGCGGCTTCTGACAGTCCAGCCTAAAGCCTGTCACAGGGCTTTGGAGTGTACTGTCAGCCATCATTTCGATGGCGATGCACTGACCACCTAGGAACACATCATGAAAACAGTCACACAGTACAGCCTGATCCCTCAGACAGCGATCTATCTGGGCAGCGAACACCCTGACGGTACAATGGAGGAGTGCACCGCTGACGCCATCGACGATGCAATCGACCCTGTGTGCTTCCGTGATGAAGAAGGTCAGCGACACTTCTTCGATCTGGTTGACTGAAAACCCACCGTGATGGCCCGTGACAGGGGTCATTGCAGTGTACTTTCACACTGACCACCTGAGAATCACATCATGAAATTCACCCACTCATTCGATATCTGGTCTGTACCCGTTGACCTCCTCAAACACGCCCAACCGGGTCAATGGGTCTATGCTGGCAACAAGGCAGACAAGGGCAGGTTCCTTGGTGTCAAGGCTTCAGGCACTT